TCTTCTTTTTGTGGATTGGCTTCTGCAATGTTGGCCATCTTCTGTTCCCACTCTGCATTGAATGTTCTAGTGAAACTTGGATTCAATCCTTCTTCCTCAAGAATATCATCTCTAATATTCTGACTACGTTTTTCTAGATTCAACACTCTTGTGAAACTATTATTAATGGCGGCAGTATAATAAGCAAATGGATTTTGACTCTTTGCTTCGTTAAACTGTAGACCTATCTGTGCTAACTGCAACAAGGCTTGTCCTCGCATTTCATCTACATATGTGTATCCACGCCAGTTACCTCGCATACTGTATCTATGACATAGCATGAGATACATCTTAGCAAGTCTTTCAGTAGTATTACCACTTGTAATACTAAAGTGTCCATTATCCTTACCACCTTCCCAGTGACTCCTAGCTACCTCAGTCCACTTTTTACCTTTTAGTGCAAAATGTTTGAAAGGAGGGAAGTTACAACGTGTGTGGTAATCTGCTTCTTGTTTAGGATTGCTTTTTCTTCCAGGCTCTTCTGGAACATGCTCGAAAGTCATGACACGAAATACAACATCTGTTTCTGGGATAGTATCAGGATCAACTACAAAGTCAATAGCTCTGGGCTTTGTCTTTCTTTCCAGCAATCCTTGTTCCCACAGTTTTACCTGTGCCTCATGTGCCTCTTTTTGCATCCTAGCAGCTCTTGTCTGCTTTGCCTCAGCAATCGTTTCTGGGTTAATTTCATCCAGACTATTAATAATTAGATCGTTCCATTCGTATTTCTCATCACTTACCCAACTATAGGATAGTTTTGAACGATGGATCTCTTTTAGTAACTCTTTGTTCGATAGATAGTGGTTTCTAGCCATGATTATTCCTTTGTTATTACTAATACTAACACCTATTAGATACCCTGTCAACCTGTTTTTTCTATGCTAAATACCAGTAGGAGATTTACAATGCGTTATACAGATTTATTAATGGAAGCCGCCACCACTGATATTGCGGTGTTTTATGGCGGAAGATTCCAACCCATGCACAGCGGACACCATCAAGTTTATATGGATTTAGTTCGTAAGTTTGGTGCAGACAATGTATTTATCAGCACTATGGTGGGCAAGAATGCAGAACCAGAGCGTGATCCGTTTACTTTTGATGAGAAAGCTGGACTAATGACAAAGATGTTTGGCATACCAGCAAATCATATTATACAAACGCACCCATACAATGTTGACATGTCCAAAGCAGGCAGAGATCCAAAGAAAACTGCTCTTGTGTTAGTGTATGGTGAAAAAGATGCAAACAGATTGAAAATGGGATACCTACAATGGTGGAAAGACGGTGAGCCACTTGTAACATCTGATGAAGCTGGTTATGTATATACTGTGCCTATTAAAGATGCGGGCAGAAGTGCCAGTGACTTCCGTGCAGTTATGCGTTCAGACGCAGACGATCAAGAGAAAATTGCAGTCTTTACTGACTTCTTTGGTAAGTTTGATGCACAGGTATTTGACTTTATTAAGGAGAAGCTAAAAGGCTAATGGCAAAAATAGAAAAAATAAGTCCAGACCAAATGCTGTTAAATGATGACACCAGCTATACAAGAGCAGGTGACAACACCAATTCAGGTGCGGCACCAGTAAAAATTAAGCCGTTTATTAATGAAGATGGTAGTGTTGAACCAGATAGTGGAGGCTATGCACTAGTCAATGAAGAACAAGCAGATTTTTTAGTTGATCAGGGAAGACTTAAACCATCAGAAGCACAGGCTTTAAAAGATACTATTAAAGAACAACAAAGACTGGAAGCCGCCGGTGAAGACTGGAGTGGTGTAGCATATAAAAAAGATGAAGCTGAACCAGAAGTAGTTCCAAAGAAACAAGATGCAACTGGACCAGCCTTTCAGGAACCGGATAGTTTTGAAGACTATAAAGCACCAGTTGATCCTGTGAAGCCACAGATAGTAGCGGGTATACCTAGTGAAAATAGAGTAAGGCTATACTCAACAAATGCAAAGAACAACCTACTAATGGGTGGCGGATTAATGGATCCACTTCTTAAGACAGGATTTGGAATTATATTTCCATATACACCAACTATCATGTGGAATTATAGTGCTAACTATGGAACCTATGATACAACGCATAGTGTATACCAACAACAGTATTATCAGAACACTCCCAATCCAACAATTCAGATAACAGCAACATTCACAGCGACAACAATCGCTGAATCAGAATACTCACTAGCAAGTCTACACTTTTTAAGGTTTGCAACTAAGGGAGACTTTGGTGCTTTCCTAGGTGATGCAAAGGAAAGAAACGCTACAGCAGGTAGCCCACCTCCAGTACTATTGTTTAGTGCATATGGATCGGGCAATGCAGAAAAAATTCCAGTAGTAGTGCGAAGCGTAAACTATACCTATGCAGAAGATGTTGACTTTGTAACAGTTGATCCATCCCAAAAGTCAGGAAGTAATGAATCAAGAAGTGAGAAATGGAAAGTTGATTATTCAACAAGTATTCCTGTACAGTTTGTAATGTCAATTGACTTAGCAGTTCAACAGACTCCTGCAAATGTACAGAACGCATTTAATGTTAGAGAATACGCAACAGGCAAAGCATTGACAAAAGGATTTAACTAATGCCCACAAAATATAGAACAGACAGTATGTATAGAACTACAAAACTTGTAAATGGTGGCTACTTAGATATCATGGACAGTAGCATCAGCAACAAATCTGAAATGTTAGTGGAACCGTTTACCATTACATCTGCATACGAGAACAAACCTGATAAACTTGCACATGAACTTTATGGAAACGCAAGATTATGGTGGGTATTCGCAGAGTTCAATCCTGATACACTAAAAGATCCAATAGTGGATTTTGTTTCGGGTTTAGAGATCCAAATACCTACGAACTTTACATAATATGGCAACACAAGTAAAAATCACACCCAATTGGATGTCAACAGTTGACAGTCCGACATACAAGTTAACATTATACTTGGTGCATCCTAGTGTCTGGAATAATCCAAATACTCTAGCGAGTCTTGAAGTTCCTAGAGACAGTACAGGACAACCACTTGCGGTTGTAATTGCAGAAAGTGGAGCAACGTCTACATACGCTCTTGACAACCTAAGTATTATAAGTTATGTTACCCCGGGTAGCACAAGTGGTAATACAGTCAGTGGTGTATTTCAATTCAATTTGTATGAGATATTGGGATTTAAACTTTTAAACAGAGTATTACAATACAGTAGACCCTTTAACTTTATAACACTTCAGAGTGCTAAGTATGTTCTAAAAGTGGAATATCAAGGAGTAGATCCAGAAACAAAAGAGAATTTAAAATATGGTGGACAATTCTTTTACAGTCTAATTTTTAAGCAGATTCAAAGTTCAATCAATGAGAGCGGAACACAGCATAATATTATTGCACATAACTCTCCAAAGACAGCAATTGCGTTATCCAAAGTAAAAACAGATATTGTTGTGGAAGGCGCAAGCACAGTAAAACAATACCTAAAACTACTGGAAGCAAAACTAAATGAATCAGAAATAGAATACAGAAAGTCACCAGAGAATAAGGATCCGGTTAGTAAGCATACCTGGAAGATAACACTAGGTCCTAATGCTACAACGACAGTTGGTAAGGTAGTACCAAGCAATGGTCCTGGACCCAATTCATATGGTAAAGCACAAGTAACGGAAAGTTTTGATCTAGGTTCAAAACCTATTGCTGGTACAAGTAATGCCGAAACGGCTGGCGGACAGAATAGAAATACAGATAATAAAGACACAATCAATGCAAACATCAATAGTGAAACCAACTTAATAAGTTATCTTAGAAAGTTCTTAACTTCAAACGTTCCTGCACTAGGAGAACTAAACGCATTGGAAAGAACAGACGGTGTCAAGCGAACAGTAATTAGTGTAACTCCTAAGGTTACGTTTGGTGATGGCACAGATGAATTTACTGACACAAGTGAAATGGAAATAGAACTAATAGTTGACTTGGATATAACTTATAGCATACCACAAAACGATCCAGCAAAACAAAAAGAAAAACAGAATGATAGATCATTCCAACGTACTCTATTTGAAAGTTTACCTATTACAAAAAAGTATGATTACTTGTATAACGGAATGAATACAGAGATACAAAATTTTGACTTAATGATTGACAATGCATTTTTCATGGCAAAGGATCCTGCAAATGGTATGGCATACCCAGAAATTAAGCAATCCCATGTACCCACTAACCCAACGCCAATTACAGTCCCCAAGGCTGCCGGCGGTGCATACGCAACTTCATTAAGTGAAGTGGATGGTTCACATCAGGGATTCATGGAACGTATTGCATATGCTTATGCTGTTGCAAGTCCTGATAGTCAACAAGTAAACGAATCAAAAGGCCCGGGTGCTATTGACACAATAGATGCACTGGCTGATTTAGAATTTAGAAGTAGAAACACAGACTATATCCAAGTTAAGTTTAAAATTAAAGGTGATCCATTTTGGATGGGTACGCCTGGCGTATATACAAATGATGCGGTTGTAACATCAGCTAACTATCTAAATACAGATAGTCTAGTGTTATTTCTAAACCATTTACCAGACGAAGCTATGACTGACCCTGAAGCAAGTGTGGGTGGAGAAATAGACATAGCGGCCAGTGGCGTATATGAAATTAGAAAGATTGAAACATCAATGAGCCAAGGAAAATTTGATCAGACACTAACTGCGTATAGAAATAGAAATGTAAGTACAGTATTACTAGTGAACGAAATGGAGGTTAGATAATGTTAGTTAGAACTGATGGCACAAGAGTACCTGATAGAGTTAAACAAGGTGGCGGCAGTGGTATCAATAATATTAATGGTTTATATGTTGGTAACGTAGTTAAAAATAAAGACAGTCTATACTCAGGTAGAATTGAAGTACAGATTCCAGAGTTTGGAAGTACGAGTGCTCCTAGAATTGTACTGTTGGTATCTCCATTTGGTGGAACAACAGAAGCATTAGAAGGAAGTTTTGATCCTACAAAATATGGTACTGAAGAGGGCGGTGAGAACGGCACTCCAAAAAGTTATGGTATGTGGCCACAACCTCCTGCTGTTGGCACAGAAGTATTGATTGCATTTACAACCAGTAGAGAAGAAGGCTTTCTAATGGGAAGTTTTATTTCAAAAGATAGAAATCATATGTTGGGAGGCAGAGCAAGTTCAGAAGGCCAGCCTGATGGAAAACTAGCACCAGTTGGTGAGAAGAATCCATATGATAAGACAGATCCAGATAAAAAACCAATTGATGCCAAGCAGTTACAAACACTAACTACACAAGGATTGACTGAAGATTTTAGTAGAGGACATTCAAACAGTAGTGCTAGAAGAGAATCACCCAGTAGAGTATTTGGTATTACGACACGAGGTGGACATGTTATATCAATGGATGATGGTGATATTGAAGGCAAAAGTACAAACATGCGTTTCAGAACTAGAGGTGGCGCTCAAATACTAATAGATGATACAAACGAATTTATGTTTATAACCAACCACAAAGGTAATGCTTGGGTTGAAATGGACGCTGATGGAAGAATTGATGTGTATAGTGAAACAAGTGTTAGTATTCACAGTGAAGAAGACTTTAATATACATGCAAAAGGCAATGTTAATATTGAAAGTGATATGGGTGTAAACATTAGATCAACAGGAACTGAAGGCCTTAACCTTGAAGCAACTACTGGAGATTATAATTTATTCACAGCGGCCAATATGAATGTGCAGGCGGCACTTAATGGTAATGTAACTGTTGCAGGTAACTATATGGAACAAGCGGCCAGAATTGATATGAACGGTCCTACTCCTACATTGCCTAGTAGAATTATTACTAACCAATTAGTTGAGAACAAGAATGTATTGTCAAGTGCGGCAAGCAGAGTTCCGGAACATCATCCGTGGAAGGGTGTAAACAAACAAGAAGAAAAGTTTAGAAATTCAGAGGGTAATACTTAAGATGCCAAGAACTTATACATTATCAAACACAATATCAGAAAACGATCTGGTGGAGTTTGATTTGTTTACAAATTTAAACAGTGAAATGACAGATACAAAAATCCCGCTGACAGATCTGGAAGCAAGTACTGGTGTTATAAGTTTTATACTTAAACAAAAATCATGGTCTCCCTTTGTGTATACAGTAAACAGTTTACCAGTTATTGGTTATGGATTTTCAAATGGCAATGACAGCAATGGATTAACAGAATCAGAGGCCTATAGTTTCTTTATTGAAGACTTAAAAAATAAAGAGAGAGCATTTAAAAAGATTGTACCTCTATCACTTATAAGTCAAACAAATTATGATGCTCTGTTTAGTCTATTCTATTTTACTAGTGATATATCAAAAACAGGAACACCGGATAGACAGTTTAAGATAAACAATTATATTGTCAATGAACAATGGCAATGGGTTGCAACGGCTCTAGTTCTAAGTGGTAATCAAAGAATAGTACGCCAGGGTGAAGCAAAGATTATGATGTTAGCTGATTATGGTAGTGTCAAATCAAGATCACTACTTAAAGCACAAGGACTACAAAATATTAGAACACTATACCCTAATGGATTTGAAACAACTAAATCTCTAAACCAAGCTGAGTATGTATACTATAAAGAAACAAATAGATTCCTGCCCAAGATGACACAGTCTAGAAAAAGGCAAATCGTAAACCTAGCAAATCTGTCTACATAAATATTCGCATGAGTGTACTATTACTTAATGCAGATGCACAGCCGTTAAGCCTGTTGCCACTAAGCACAATCAGTTGGCAGAGTGCCGTGAAAGCATATTTTTCCGATAAGATAAAAATTGTAAAGAGCTATGAGGATAAACCCTTACATAGTGAAAACTTTGTGATGCCAATGCCAAGTATTGTAATGCTTAATCGTTATCATAAGCTACCAACGAGAGCAAAATTTACCAGGCGAAACATGTTTATAAGAGATAACTATACTTGTCAGTACTGTGGCACAAAACACCGGCAAGCAGATTTAACAATAGATCACGTTATCCCAAAAAGCCACGGAGGCAGAACATCATGGAAAAATTGTGCTAGTGCATGTAAACCATGTAACAGTTCAAAGTCCAACAAACTAATCCAACCCATCTCAATACCATACCAACCCAGCTATCATGAAATAAATCGTAACGCAAGACTGTTTACATTGTATATTCCGGACGAATCCTGGCGTGATTTCCTGTTTTGGCCTGAAGAACTAGTATCTGTTGATAAAAGTTTAGTTATAACTGTATAGAATTAGAAACGTCGGTTTTTTTCAGCTAAATATTAGTATGAACAATTACAACACAGGTATAGGATATACAACAAGAGGTCAGATAAGATCAGCGAAGCAAATGACTAAGCTGGACCTAGCAAAACAGGACCTTGACAACCATTTTAAAATCCGTAAGGGCGAAAAATGGAGTCAACCCTCATTTGGTAGCATGTTGCCTTTTTATGTATTTCAACCATTGGATGAAAATACAATAGAGTTAATTGAACAAGACGTAAATGACGTAGTTACTTACGATCCTAGATTCAGTCTAATGACTAAGAATGTTAGAGTGGAAGAAGATACTAGTTCAATTACAATTAGTATACAATTGTTATATTTGCCTACTACGACAGAGACAGTATTACAATTGAAGTTCGATAGAGAATTTGCAGAGGCAGAGTTTTAATAATGGCACAACAGGTAAGACAAAGCAGGTTATTTGCGGCAGAGGATTATAAAGCAGTTTATGAGTCCTATGTAAACGCAAACTTCCAAGCGTATGATTTTGATACTATCCGTACTTCAATGATTGAGTACATTCAAAATAATTATCCGGAAAGCTATAGTGATTGGGTAGAAAGTGCAGAATTTGTTGCACTCCTCGATGTTATAGCACAGTTCGGACACAACTTAGCATTTAGAGTAGATCTAAACAGCAGAAATAACTTTTTAAGTACAGCAGAAAGACAGGACAGCGTCTTTAAACTCTCAGAGTTTTTGGGATACAAACCTAGACGAAACGTTACACCTTTTGGCTTGTTAAAAGTTACAAGTATAAAAACAAACGAGAATGTTATTGGCGCAAGTGGTACAACACTTGGTGGAGAAGAGATTCGTTTTGAGAATACAACAACAGCAGACAACCTAGATAACTTTACAACAGTAATGAATGCCCTGTTTGTACAGAGTAATCAATTCGGTAGTCCTCGTAGACAAGTAACAGAAAATGGTATTGCTACACAATACTACAATACAAACAATGTAGCAGATCAAATTGTGTTTACATTTACTGGACTTGCACAGGGTTCAAGTGTATCATTTAATGCTGTTGGTTTGGATTACGATATAGCACAGCAAACAATGATTGAAAATACACCTGATCCAAGTGGATCATTTAGTATCCAATATAAAAATGATGGACAAAGTATCAGTAGTAACCACACAGGTTTCTTTGTGGGATTCAAACAAGGACAGTTAACATTTAAAGATTTTAATATTACTGAATCACTAAGTGGAATGACGCTGGACATAGATGAAGTTAACATCAACTCAACGGACGTTTGGGTACAGACAGTAAATGCAGATGGAACAGTTAATAAAAAATGGACTAAGGTAGATAATATCTATGGACAGAGTGCAAACTATAATTTTATTAACCAGGGTATCAGAGACATTTACAGCGTTAAGACAAGAGAAGATAATAAAATTAGTGTATGCTTTGCTGATAAAAGTTTTGGTAATGCACCAACAGGAATAATTCGTATATGGTATCGTAAAAGTGAGAACCAAACATATGTGTTGAGACCTGATGACATTGGAACAAAACGTATTAGTATAGACTATACAGGTGCAGACGGTAATAATTATACAGCCGTACTTGCAGTACAACTAAGAGAAAGTGTAACCAACGCTAGTAGCAGTGAAAGTTTGGACGATATAAAAACAAATGCGCCACGCATTTATGCAACACAGGACCGCATGATCACGGCAGATGATTACAATAGTTATTTGTATACACAGAGCGATAACATTAGAAAAATTAAAAGTATCAACAGAACACACAGTGGACATAGTCGTTTCGTAACGCTTAATGATCCAACTGGTGCGTATACTAATCTAAACTTATTTGCAACTGACGGTAAAGTAACAAAGACTACGCAGACTAAAGTTAAATATGCAACTGACATGACACCTAGTACAGTATTTGATCAATTGCTTAAACAGATTATTCAAGACGATGAACTAATTAATCTATACTTCAGCGAGTATAGAGGAACATTTGATACTATTGAGGATACCATTTATAGAAATGGAGATTCAAAGTTTCCGTTTACTTGGCAACAAACAGGTACTACCAACACAGGATATTTTACTGACAATGAAAGTGTAATCAAACGTACTGGTAAAACACAAAACAATTATTTAAAATATTTAAGAGTAGGTGCTCTTGTTAAATTTGGTAGTGCATTGGATGCCGGTACTGGATTACTTGCAGCAGGTGGAAAAGTTAAGTGGGCAAAAGTAAGTAAGATTTTTGCAAGTGGATTGGGTATTGATGGTGCTGATGGTAACCCAACAGGACTAACAGCAAACAGAAACTTTGGTGCAATTAGTCTTGATGCAACAATTCCAAACGGCTATAAGATGATGTACATTATTCCAGCGTACACAAGACAGTTTGATCCAACTGAAAGAGCTAACATTATTGAGTTCTTGGGTAACAGACAAACGTTTGCACTAAAATATGATTTCTTAAATTTAGGTTGGGATATTATAGATAGAGATCCATTGCCTAGTGCAGTGGATACGGCTTTCCCTACTCCCTTTGCTTACAATCCAGTTGATGCTAGTAGTTTAGATAATAACTGGACAATACATATTGCATTTGATTCGACTAGTGCAACAGACAAGTGGGATATAACAACTAGAGTGTTACGTTATACGCTGGAAAGTTCTCAGATAGACTTTAGTAATATTACTAACGAATTTGAATTAAATGAACAGAGTAATAAGAAACAAAGAGATAAAGTTAAATTACAAGACTTAACTAGAACTGGATTTCCAAGTAGTGACTTCTTCATATACGGATATGAGTTTGACACACAGGGAGACCAGAGTGGAATATATAACCAAAACAAAATTATTCTAAGTCTAGTGGATAACAACAATGATGACAGGCCAGATGATCCAGATAGCTTCAATAGTATTACTGTAGAAACTGCTGGTGCATTTGTAGTTGGTAGATCATACACGATTAGTACAGTAGGCACAACAGATTTTACTGGCCTTGGTGCTAGTGCAAATACTGTTGGTGTAACATTTACAGCAACAGGTGAAGGTCTAGGAACTGGTACTGCTTATGGAAATGCACAGGATAATCTACGTTTTGAGTGGACACATGTTCCTGCAGACAATGAAGTTGTTGATCCTAGTTTTACAAACCTAATAGATGTTTTTGTGTTAACACGTTACTACGACACATCATATAGAAACTGGTTAAAGGATACTAGAGAGGATCTAGTAAAACCTGTAGCACCTACAATTGATGAGTTGAAGCAGAGTTTCTCACAGCAAACAGGTAAAAAGGCAATGAGTGATAGTATCGTTTACAGACCAGTAAACTACAAAGTATTATTTGGTGCCAAAGCAGATGCATCACTACAAGCAAAGTTTAGAATTATCAAAGTGCCAGGCACAAGATTTACTGATAATGAAATAAAAGATAAAGTAGTAGAAGAGATTGGTAACTTCTTTAACATAGACAATTGGGACTTTGGTGAAACATTCTACTTCACTGAACTGGCGGCTTATGTACATAAAGAACTAGCAGGTATTATTAGCAGTTTTGTTATTGTACCACAATTGTCTACTAGTGTATTTGGAGATCTTTTCCAGATTACACCATTGGGAGGAGAACTGTTGATTCCTGATGTGTCGGCAACAGACATTGATATTATAGATAATATCACACAAAGTAATATTAGAGCAGCTTAAGGTTTAAAATGTCCGAGAACTACGAATCCAAGAAACAGACAATTGCTGAAAATAAAAAGCGATCTGGAACTTATAAAACAAACAAGATCAAAGCAACTGACTACTTACCGTCAGTATTTGACACCCCACTAAATCAAAAATGGATGGATGCAACCCTGGATCAAATGATCTCCAAGGGCAGTTTAGAAGACATTGATGCTTATGTTGGTAGTAGTCAAGGCGGCGTTGCTAACCAAGGCGATGTATACCTAAAGGAAGCAAGTAAAACAACAGTACGCAGAAACAGACAACTGGATCCAAGTATTGTAACAAAACTAGAAGATTCAACAATCAACAGTATGTTGACACCAGATGATATTGCAAATAGTGTGGGTATAGACTTTGATCACTACAGTTATAATAGTGCCTACAATGCACAGACATATAGTTTTGCACCACCAATTGATAATGATAAGTTTGTAAACTATAATTCGTATTATTGGGTAAGTGATATGCCAGTATATGAAAGTGACAACACTAATGGTACAGGCACATATACTACTGATCTACTAACAGATGTCAACGGCAAAACAGCCCACACATTTGTAGATGACAATAAGACATTTGAATTAGAAAACGGAATGTTAATTAAGTTAATGAGTGGTTATGCTTCTATAGAGCTAAACACATACTTGGTTACTGGAGTTGGTGACAGCATTAAATTACAATTACACACAGAATATCACAACTATGGTTCCAGATATGAAAGAATATGGACAGACGATTCAACATACAAGGACATTGTTGGGCAGTATTGGGACAACGATAAAATTACAACTTGGGCTAGTTCACTGAATTTCCAAGGAGCAGACCCTAGAGGTTTTAGCAGTATACACTCACTTATTAATGCATATAATGTACAGGTTTTAGCAAACACGGCACCGCCACTTCTATACTTTTATGATGGTGGACAGGAAAAGAAGTCATATGTATCTAATAATATGATATTTAAATTGGATAGTGACTGGCCAGAAATGCAACCAGAAGCACAAATAGAAACACAAATTCAACTGGGCGAAGTATATGAAATTACATCAGTAGGCACAACAACAAACTGGGTAAATTTAGGTGCAAGTTCAGCCACAGTTGGCGTAAAATTTAGAGCTACAAACAATGGTAGTGGTGGTGATGGAACAGTAAAATATTACAAAGGTGGCTACTTAGATCAATTTAAAATATACCAAGCCAATGTTGCGGCAGATGGACAAGTTTCCACTACTGTTCTAGTTAGTGCTAGATATACAGATGAATCAAGTGGAGACTTCAGTGTATTCCAGCTTCTACCCGCTAGTTTAACACAGGACCAAAAAGACTTTGTTAATGATATGTGGGACGGTGAGAGTTGGGATAGAGATTACCTAACAACATCTGTAAAAGATTATTTGCTTATCTCAACTAGAGATGATACTGGAACAATTTGGTCCAGAGGAAACTTTTGGGTACACAAAGATACACTACAAAGTCTAGAAGATATAGTACTGGGTTACAAAGCATCAACACATACTACTGATGCACTTCAAGCCAGGCGACCAATTATAGAATTTAATCCAGACTTACATTTGTTTGGAAATATTAACAATGAGACATGTCAATGGCAAGGACCAGTATCAGCTGTCCTTAGTGACAAGACTAAGTCAATTAATATGCAGATTGGTTCAAGGTTTGTATTACTAAATGATGAAAACATCTATAAGATTGTTAAGACAACAAGCGTAGCGGCCACAAGTATAGCTTCAGGATTTGTATATGAAATTACAACAGCAGGTACAACAGACTTTACAACAGCAGGAGCACCAGACAGTACAGTAGGTACAGTTTTCCAAGCAACTGCAATACCAACAGGTTCAGGTGTTGTGACTAGAATATTTGATGTTGATACTGTTATGACAACTGGTGATAGTTTACTTGCACTCAGTAGTCCAGATTATATTACAGCAAACCAATTCAAATATGCACTTAAAGATTTGTTCTTCAACGGAACATCAATAACAATTGGGCAAGAGAAAACAGCAGAAAACCAGGCTCCATTATTTTTAGTATGGGATGATACAGGTACTGAATTAAAAGATGAAACAAAATATCCAGGCAATTCGTTTGTGGGTAACAAACTATTCGGATATAAGGTAGGTACAGGAACAGCAGATACTGAACTGGGTTTTGCTCTAACTTACAAAGATACTGGTTCCAAAGCAGATTATGTATTCGAAGCATTCCTACATACACTTTCAAGTTCTTACAATGTAAGCACAAGTACAGGTGCACTGATTGGTGGAACTAGAAATGCAGAAGGTTTGTTTGCATATGGTAGTGGTACTGATAGACGACACCTATATGTTCCTAGTATAATGAATGCTGGTGCAAAAAGTGAGACACAAACAATAGTCACTGATGGAACCGTAACAGCAACAGTACCAGTAGGCCACAGCAACTGGCGTAAAACTACAGCGTATTGGGTTTATGGAACTGGAGCAGAACTAAATGGATTCAGTGTAGCACAAAAGTTTGCAGACGGACTAACAACTGAAAGACGTAAAGTACACCCTGAAATTGTTCTAGTAAATGGCGATGCAACTGTATTTCACGACCTAATTGGATCAGCGTCCACTAACAATTTAAAAATTTATGCTGAAGACAAAACAACAGTTATATCATCTGGTGTTGTGTACTCGGATAACAATGGTGATAGCTTTAATGAAACGCTAACATTTACTCCTAGTACAAATGGAATATATTATTATGGATACTCAACAGGTGCAGGACATAAACTTGCTAGACTGATTGTAGTAGCAGACTTGGATACACACTTCCACAATTTATACATTGATGGAAAATGGACAGCACCTGAAGAATATACAATTGGTTCAACAGAGATAACAGTACCAGCTAGTTTACTAACAGACACTTCAATAATTGACGTAGAATATTATAGCAATAGTGCAGAACTATTAAGTAGTGACACACTAGATGTTGAAACACATAGTCACAATGCCACAAACAAAATGCTGGAAACTTTAACAATTACTGAAACACTTGGACATTGGCAAAGTAAGATACGTTCAACAATTGACTTTACTGGACTTTCATATGGTAACAACAATTCATACAAGAAACCAAAAGTAACAGGACTTGGTGGTGAAATATTCATACACAATGAGCCTAGTATTATGCATGATTTAAATTATGCAGACAACAGAATTAATATTAAAGAAAGTTTAGCGGCTCAGGGTAGAGACTGGTGGGCATTCAAGCGTAGATTTGAAAGTCAAGTTAAACGTTTATATAGCACAAACAGTTATACAACAACCAAAGCAATTGTTAATGATGCAATCAATGCCATTAGTTCAACTAAAAAAGGTAGCAAGTTACATCAGTTTAGTAACATGGTTTATGCATATGATGACAAGGTACAGACGATAGAATGGGTTGACGGACAGTCAGTTTACACAACGAATTACACAGCAAACAGTGACTTTACACAAAGAGATCATGTATATGTTTACCTAACAGATCAACAAACACTAACAGGCGGAACAATTGCATACGTTCAAAGACTATTAACTAAAGACGTTGATTATACTTTTGCAGGAAACACACTTACATTATTGATAACTCCAGTAGCCGGTAGTGGAACACCACTACTAGACGTTATGTGGCATGATATGGATTATGATTGTCATGTTCCGGCAAGTATGGCCAAGTTAGGATTGAGTAATATAACAGTCCCACAAATTGTAGGTGGTGTAACTATTATTGGACATGATGGATGTGAGTACACAATGCAAGCAGGCGCCAAGTTGGATAATCCTCTTGACAGTAGATATGATGTAGTAAATGCGGCCTATTATGAATTAGAGAAAAGAGCATATGCAGGTATAGTAGAACATGAAAATACAGTAAGTCCTGTTAAGTATATGCCTTCACTATCCAATGGACATTGGTATAAACTTGCTGATATGGATCTATATGCTGAACAACATTTTGCAGATTGGAAAGCAAAGACAGGAGTTACTAGTTTAAATCCTACTGGCTATTATGATAATGCAGATGATACAACTTGGAATTATAACTCAATGGTATTTGGAAATAATTTCACTGGTAACACACTACCCGGACATTGGAAAGGTGCATACACAGTTCTATTCGGAACACATACACCACACTTAACTCCTTGGCATATGCTAGGACACAGTATGAAACCAAGTTGGTGGGACACATATTATAGTTGGACAGATGTAACTAAGCGTGGAGCCCTAATCAAAGCGTTGAATACAGGACATATAAACAGTCCTGCAGAAAATCCAGATGTAAAGAATGATATTAACTACGCAAACGTTTATTGGGATTTTACTACAAAGTGTCCGGTGAATACAAGTGGTGCTCTAGTCGCTCGATCAGCGATTCTAGGCACACCAGCCAACGTAGACAAAGCGACACCATTCGTATTTGGTGACTGGGGTCCTGTAGAATTTATATGGAGATCAAGTAGTTTAGGACATAGTACACTTGTTGATACTGCCGTCAAACTAAATCCAAACGAAGCATTTAATGAATTCTTCCAACCGGGTTCAGTTAAGACTACTGTTGATGCAAGTACTTCAAAGGAAGTATACCATGTAGGAAACAAACTTATTAATCCTAAAGATGTAATATACAGCGGAAAGACATATGGTAAAAAGATTAAGAGCCTCAAGGTTGTTAGTTCAACAACTGGTTATGTTTCAGCGGCTACAATTGATATATTAGATCTTGAAAGTAGAAAATCAGCAACAGCCCAGCTGGACATTCAGGATGGAACAGTAGTGGGTGTAGCTCTCACAAACAGAGGTATTGATTATAACGCTAAACCAATTATGGATATTGTTAACGGTTCATCAGTAGCCAACGTATATACAGAGTTAGCAATTGAAACAGTTGAAGTTGCTGAAAGAACAAATGGTATTAACGAAGCACAAAAGAATAATATAGACAGAAACTTCTATACAGATGACCTAGAGCAACAGTACTATAGCTTGGATACTCAGTTAGTACAAAAGATATCTGGATTTACAAATAAGAATCTACTGACATTTAAAACTGAAAGTGGTCCTAGTGGCGAATATAGAATTAACGAAAATGACTTTAGTCTAAAAATGTATAGTGGTGTACCTACAGATATTATTACAGCAAGTGATATTACAATAACTAAATCAGGCATCAACTACATTGTATCAGGACTAAGTTCAGCAAAACAGAGATTTAAAATTTTAGAATGTATTAAAGATACAAATTATAATGAAGTTGAGGTGAATGCCGCATCAACAGTTAAGAAATATAAAAACTTTAATACTACAGCAAGTATTGTTGAGTTCGGAAGCACACTAGCAAAAATCCAAGACATATATGATTTTATTAGAGGCAACAGGCAGTACCTAGAATCAAAGGGTATTACATTTGAAGAAGATAAAGATGCTGAAGCATTGAGATTGGCGACCTGGGCAGTCACGGCAGAGGACGGAGATGTACACACAGTATTCCTTGGTAGTACAGTAACATATGCATCAAACCACGGTTACATTCTAGAATTTGACAAGTTACCAAACAAAACAAACGGACTATTAAGTACATCAGGCAAAGCAATTGATAAGAGCGAAGTATTCATTGACAGAGCTCCAGACAGTTTAACAGTTACAGTAAATGAAGAAACATTTATGGAAATTGGTAGTGTTAGTTTTGCAGAAGTAAACTTCGAACATGCGGCAGTATTTAAAAATATTACACAGTTCAACGATGTATTGTATGACGCAGTAAACAATCAAAGACATTACAGACTCAGCATTGAAGGACAAAGAACAAAAGACTGGGACGGAAACAAACGAGCTCCTGGTTATCTAGTGTTTGCTGAAACAGTAGTTGAGAATTGGGATACAAGTGTACAATCAATTGACGACTTCTATAACTATGATATTGAAAATGTAAATCAAGGAGTAACCAAAGCTGAAAGTTTAACTATTGGAAATTATGGTAGAGACTGGATTACAGATACTAATTTACCAAACAGCGTATTTGGTGAGTTCTATAAAGGTATGATCAGAGACAAAGGTACAACTAGAGTAGCACAAAGTTTTGCTAGAAGCAACCTAATAAATGGTGGAGATAGTGTAGTATCACTCAATGAAGAGTGGATGTTCCGTATGAGTCACTTCGGAGACACACAGAATGTAAACGCAACTGAAATAGCTCTGGACGTTGGTACTATTAAGCAAAAGAAACACCTAGTAAAGTTTGGTTCAGTAGCAGATACTGATTGGGTAAACAACAAAAAGACATCAGATATTTTTGAGGAAACATCATTCCAAGCACACCTAGAACAAGAAAATAGATTTAGAACAGCCGGCGAGGTTACAGTATCAGAAGTGCAAAAAGCAGTTTTTGATGTTACCGAAATCGGAACAGCATATGATCCAACAGCAGATTATGCCACTATACCAACATGGAATGGACAAACAAGTTATAAGAGAAGAGATGTAGTTCGTAAGGACGGTGTTTATTATAGACTAAGAGTACCAAGTATTGGTTACGATACAACACCAACTGATCTAACATTTATTGGTACAGAGATTAGTCCAACATTTGAATATGCAAACCAATCTGATGGCGATCCTGCTAGTGCAATTATTGATGGCCAGAGCGTATGGTTTGATGAAACAACTAGAGTATTCAGTACCCTAGTAGCAACAGGAACAGCAGGACAAACAGTAGCTTCTCCAAGTGATATTACTATTGATACATTATCAATACCACTAAGTTACCAGCCACTAACAAATCAAGTTGAT